CGCAATTGCATGGGTTAAACCATCCGTTTTACTTATCAACCCATTGTCATTATCTGGGCCCCAATCCAGAGTTTGACTATCTATAAAAAGTCCTGTGTGAGCATAAGGCCAAGGAGGAGTAAAAGGGATAGGATCGCTAAGACGAACCACCCGCCAATGAGTGGGTTGTCCACCAGACATAATTTCATTACTGACTTTTGGTGATCCGTAAGAAAAGACTTGAACATTGTGACCCTTTTTGTGTAACCACATTCCTATGATTTGTGCTATTGCACCACCCAAACTGTGTCCTGTAACGTGTACTGTTTTTTCTAGACTTGATTCATCTATACCAGACATGACTGATATAGAAGCATCTCTAAACCCCTTGTGAAGGCGTATTCCTAAGTCATCATCTGTTACCAAACGTACATCAATATCTGACTGTACGTTCTCTGCATTTGCAGTTCCCCTAATAACGATAATGGTTATCCCATTATCTTGTTTAACTTCAAATGCAACATTATCTTTTTCACTACCACCACTATCGTAAATGGTTTTACAATATTCTGCGTGTTCAATAAGTAAGTCTAAAGAAATTGGTAGATTTGATTTATCACCACTACCTAAATCATTATTTTGATCAACTTTACTTTTTGCACATCCACTAATCAGTAGAATCAGACTTATTATTATGAGCTTCAATTTCATCTTTTTTCTTCCATGCAGTTGCACCTAGTATTGCACCAAATGATAAATGAAACATTGCACCCCCTTCTAACGTAAGAGGCATCCACCGACTTGCATCACAAACTAAACCTTTCGTTACCATCATGTTACAATAACTATTCATGTATATATTCCAGACTACGGGCCCTATGAAAAAATCACAGAGACAAATGAAAAGATATACAAGTCCTGCCCAATCTCTCCAATGTCTGTTTATCGTTTTATTAATCATTTACCCAATTCTTTTTTTGCAACTTCTCTTGTATGAAATTCTAACTCTATAGGAGCATCCCACATTTTTACTTTCCATCCCTGAGACTTTGCAAACTCCATCAATTCATCTTGTTCTGGTGTTAAAGAATTCTCACCATCTAGTAATTTTAGTTTAAAAAAGTGTGCGGTCTTAACCTTAAAGTTATTGACTACTTGTTCATCCCACGAATAATCGGTATCTCTTTTCTTTGCATAACTCAACATAGCTGAACTAAAGGTATCAATGTTTTTCTTGATGACCTTTTCCATACCATCAATATAATCTTTTATTAACAATCTCATGGTCTTGGGGTCAACTTTTCTCTTTGCCATTGACCATAGTTGCCATATTGTTGCATCATTTTGAAACTCTCCCCTTTTGAGATATTTCTTAACCAGAGGGTCAAACATCCTTTGAAGGTCTTTCTCCACCTTACCAAACTTTGTCCATCTTGAAGTGTCTTTAAGGTCACTTATAGATGTCCATCTTCTACCAACTCTGTCTATATGACTCATAATATCCCCTTTAGCTGACAGAAGAACATCTGCATCCATCTCTAATACTGAATGAACACCACCTTGAGTTGCAACACCAACATCCATATACCTAGATTGCATAGAGAAAAATGCAGATATTTGTTTCTTCTGTCCTTGAATTTTTGCAATATTCCTAATCCCTTTTCCATCCGTTGTATGAAATACTGTTGCTCTAAGTGTTTCAGGCCAGATTCTTTTATACATGGATGAAGATATTGGGATCATCAGTTGGTCATAATAACCTATTCTTGGAAGAAATAACAAATCAGATAGACTTGTTCCCCTTTCCATTCTTTCGTTTAGATGTTGTTTAAAGGTTTTCATTTATCGTCTATTTGATAATTAAAGGCTTTGGTATCTTTACCTGCAGGTTTCGCCATAGGTCTTAACCAGACATGAATTACCATTTCACCACTTGGAGTTGGAAATGTAAAGGTAGGTTTACCCTTTTTCATTTTATGGTCATCGGTTGCATTAACTGGATGTTTAGCAAGTTTTCTTTTCTTTATCTCATCACTAACATATCGGTCTTTCTCATCAGATGTGAAGAATTTTACCCTACTAACTTCATTAAATGTTTTCATTTAGACCCTTCCTTTTTTAATCTACTTTTTTCAGCCCTACCTCTATTTACAGACTGATCTTCAAAACCTACAATCTTTCCACCCTTATGAGATGCATCCTTTTTATCTCCATTACCATAAGTTCCTTTTTCCCGATTGTATTTCACCAACTCTGCACGATACTTGATTCTCTCAGGTGAGGATTGGAACTTCTTATACTCGGCTTTATAGTCTCTGGTGTATTCTAGAAATGTTTTCATACTTCTAACTTCTGGTTACTTGTTTTGAAATCCTTTTTCCTCATTACAGTTTTTGCAACAAGGTCTAACATATTACCCTTGAGATTCAAAACAAATGGCATATTGACATCTGTTTCCATATCATGGATAACTGCTTGTGCATCTGGATTCATCTTTGCAATTTTCTTACCATACTTCTTGTAGGTCAAACGAAACAACCTAATCAGTTCTGCTTGATTAATGGGTTTCTTGTTCCGTTCATCATTTACCCTGTCAAGAAAATGTCTAGTAAATTCAACATCAATCCCTACAGCTGCAAATAACTTATCTGCATACCTTTCTATCTGGTCTAAGTCAGACCTAGATACTCTTTCGGTAAGTTGTCTGAGTTTCAATTCTTTGTCGAAAAGAATATCTCCCCATTCTTCTTCAGTAAATGCATACTGCGAAAATGTTTTCATCTTATGCGCCACTTATTTCTCCACGAGCCGCAATGTCCACCTTATCCTGACTCTTTGCCCACTTCTGAGCCTGGGATTTGTTTTTAAATCCATCAGAAACTGGCATCCATTTATTGTTCCCCACATGACCCATTACATACCATTTCTTGTCGTGTGGATTTTGTGAAACAATATACTTGGAATTTGCTTCTTCTAGATACTGTGAAAATGTTTTCATTTATTTAATGCTTCTAAAGTTGCAATGAGTTTCTTTTTAGTGTGTCTACGATCTAGCTCAATACCTAGACCACGACCATATTCTTCTAATTGTTTTTTGGTCATCACATTCAAATCAACTGGAATTTCAACTTCCTTAATAGGTTCTTGTCTAATACCCTCATTATTAAGAACCTTCTTAAATATATCAGTAAACCAAGACATAATATCCTTTCATTTATGTTAATTTTCATCCCAAGGCAATAGATTATGAACACCCTGTTCTGCTAAAAGCACTCTATTTTTCCAATGTTCATCCTTGACATCATCTTTATTTTGACCCCAATAACCTACTGCATGACCATTTTCACATAACCATTTGTTTACATTAGTCCATCCATTAAAGTCATGTCCATCTTCGGTACAATTGACCCAGATTTCACCCAGAATTCTGCCGAATTTTCCTCGACTATCCTTCTCTGGACAGCGAACTTGAACTTCAATATCATCTCTGTCAGACATGATTGCCCAATGCACCCATTCCTTGAGATGTTTCTTTGCTAATAGTCCGTAGACCTTTTCGTTTTTGTGTCTTGTTCTGGATTCTGGTGTGTCAATACCCAAAAGTCTTACACGACTCTTGAACATTACATCGAATCCTAAGTCAAAGATACAATCCATTGTATCTCCATCTACTACTTTTGGTACTGCGACCACATCATAAATGTATTCACAGGGTTCATCATTCTTGTATTCAGCCATAATTTTTCTCTAATAAAATTTTATCTCCACGAACCCAATCTACCCCCATGTAGAGATATTTCTTCATGACCCTTATTGAACAGAGATGTAACTGCTCGTAGGGCTTCCTGTAGATTGTCTGTTCTGTGTACGATTTCTTGTCTTATTTTTATAGTATATTTTTTCATAAAGTTACATTCCATATCCACACGGCCAACTGTTCAGAGAACACAGCCGCAACTATAAGTATACACACTAAAATAATTAATAGTTTCTTTGAAGTATTTATATGAACCTCCTTCTCAGGAAGTATTTAGGTAGGTTATAATATAGATTTATTCGTCTGCTGTTTCTTCTTCAGGTTTTTCCAAATCCACCAATGCCTGACGATACCCTTCCGCTTGATGTAACTGCATTTGCAGATTAGGAATCTGTTGTCTCAAGTCTGTGATTATTTTGTCTACTTGTTCTAGTGTCATGTCGTTTTTATTCTGGTTTAGGGTACTTCAATTTTACTGCGGCTCTCTTAGCTTCAATGTCTGCCTTATCGTCTGTGTCGTACAAGGCTACTACTAACTCTGCAATACTTGGGTATTCTGCTTGTCTGTCCCTCTTCCATCCATTTGCAACATAAGACATTTTTTCAGGATCATCTGAAATGATCCACTTAGTTCCGTTCCATTTACAACGCTGAGTTACTGTTAATTCTGGAAATTCAACCTCTATTTTAGTGTGCGGTATCATATCATTATCAACAGTACCTATAAAATACCCCTCGTTATTTAATATATAGTTTGCCATTTTCATTTCCTAAATAAATTATTATATTAAATTCCCTTGGATTATATTGACCCTCTAAACGAGTTACAGGCACAGGTATAAGTACCACTCGCCATCGCTAAGGTTAATTTAGAGGACGATACTGCGTATGTTCTTCCAGCAGGGCCGCCACTAATTGTTTTAGAAGATAACACGG